ATGAGGCCAACATCAGCAAAGTATGTGATTATCTACCGAGGTTTGCGCGCGAGTTAGACTTCATGGTTGTCATCTCGCATACCGAAGCACTTAATTTACTCATTGATATTCCGATTAGAATTCAAACCGTACCCTCTGATGATGGAAAGTCAATCATATCATCGCTGAATTATGGTGATAAAGTGATCATCACGCCGATTCTCGAGACGGATGAAATTGCAAAGAAAGGCAAGGGTAAAAGCAAAGGCAAGGAAAAGGAACCCAAAGAATTAGTGCCAACTTCGAAGGAACCAGCGAAACCAAAAGCAAAATCACCGAAGACGACAAAGTCGAAGGCGAAAGCAAAAGCGAAAGTACCGACAGATGAAGTACCGCGCGCGGAACCAATCGCAGCTTCTGCGGCTGATGCAATTGACTTTACAGGTTCCGATGAATCCGCTGCCGTCACTCCACCATCGCCAAAAGCATCACCCAAGCCAGCAACAGTGCGCAAGAATGCGATCAAGCTCGACCCCGAAATCGCAGAAATACGTGATGGTAAATTTTACTGCAAACTATGCGATGCGAGCATTAAGAAATGGTCTTCTCATATGGATGGTGCGAAACACATCGCGAAAGTCGCGAAGATGATCGCAGCAAAAAAGTAACCCGCACAATTCGCGAATCATACTCATTTTTTCATCGGATCATCAATGATACGCTGGGTTCCCGCCACTCCATGCAAGCACTGGCTCACCGTTCCATGGTTCTGCATAATTAAGTGTTGTCGCGGATCCAACAACGCAAATAATCGGGAGCGCCGCAGTCAATGCGCGGATCCGCGCGCGATACGCGATGGTGTCTTCGCGCGGCATATAATATTTCATATGCGAATCACCTTCATCATACTCGCGCACAAGACGCGGACGAAATATCACAACATCAACCGAGCGCTCGCGCACAGCAGTAACGCGCGCGAAGAATGGCGGTGCGCAACATGCAATAGTGTATCTGTAGTAAACCAAATGTGTCGATCCGCGCGAGAAATCGCGCGCAACCTCTGCCATCGCGCGAAGTGTATATGAGTTTTGCGCGATATTCAAAAAATACGCGAGATTCTGGCCACTTAATTGCATCATTTTTCGTGTTTCATCAAATCGCGTATCGCGCGTGTATCGCGCATCTTAAATATTCGCGCACTTCAATAGATGATATCCGCGCAAATGTCAACCAAATCAATCCGCGATCAATCTCTTATCATACTCGCGAATCTCGCGAGTTCCCCGCAGATTGCCGAGATTATCGAGCATCTGGAGCCTCTGCCATCATTCCTTGCACTTCGCGCGTGCATTGTGGATCTCGTATCCAATATGCCACTCGTGACGTACATCATATCAAATGTTGAAGTCGCCACACCAATACCGGATGCCTTGCGCGATGACGTGCATATTGCGTTTGTCGCAACGCGCCTCATGCGGGGTGAATCGCGCGCGCAAATCCTTGAAGCATGGTCGAATCTTGGTCGACTCTATGCGCTCATGAAAAGAATAACGCCAGCTGAGCAGACGCCGCGCATGGCGCGTGACATGCGCGCGAAACCAATAGAGAAATCAGCGCCATCAGCGCCATCAGCCCCGGCCACAGAGTTTATTGATGATTTCGAACGCGCGTTTATCGAGAGTGCGACGCGCGATCTTCGCAATCCAAGCGATGTCGCAATCATTACTGAACAATACAAGAGCATATGCGATCAGATGCGCGCATCTGCCGCACATGCAGCGCGGCCGCCTACGGATGAAGAGCGCGAGTCACGCCATATAATCGTCGAAGAAGGACCATATGATTACTCGCATCGCGGCATACATATGGAACTCGCGCAAGCGTGCATTGATGCGCGCGGGAAACTGCATGAGCCGCTTGAGGGCGAAGAAGAAGATCTTGTTGAGAAATTATCAACTGAAGAAATCGCGCGCTGGGAAAAGGAAATCGCGGAAGAGAAAGCGAAGCAAGCAAAGCAAGCGAAGCAAGCGCAAAAAGTACACGCGGATCGCGCGCGTCTCGATGGTCCCGTTCCCATTTCCGGCATTTACCAAAATGATCCCGCAGTTGACATGATGAAACAAGAAGTCGCCGAATTTCGCGTGGCACTCGTGCGCGATGAGGAGATGGCGACCCGCGATAGTCGAGCCCCGGATCCGCGCATGCCGAAACTCGGAGTGAAACTCGGACCTCAGAGACAGCTCGTACTTGCTCCGCCTCTGTGCGATTACGCCAGCGATATGGTAAGTAGGTGCCTTGAATATCACACGACCGATCACGAAGTCGCAGCCGCGGAAGCGGCAGTACGCGCGGATGCCGCATGTGGTGGTAGTGATGGTGTGGTAGCGAAAGCGGAATGCAAATGCGATCAGGCAAGCGCGCCGGCATATGCCGACGACACATTTAATGCTTATCGACGCGATCTTGTGTATGGAGACAGTGACACGACCGAAGCGGAGCTTCTAAGAATGTGTGCGCATAAAACCAAGCGTCCGCGCAAAGCCGATGAATCTCTCGCGGATATTACCGATGATGATGTGATGCGCGAAATGGCGCGCGTAACTCGCGAATGTCTCGCGAAGGATCGCGCAAGACTCGCGCTTGACGAAGCGGATTCAACATCTCTCGCGAAAATTTCCGATGAAGCCATAATGCGCGAAATGATGTCGCGCGCTGCGCATGTTCATGACGATATACCAGAGAAACCACGCGGGCCACCCACTGATGTAGTGGGAGAAATGATGCGCGATGAGCGCGCAAAGGCGCTGCCCGATATCGATCGTCATATTGACGCGAAACTTGCGCGTGTAATAACGTAATAATATGCGCAATATGCAAAAAATAGTGTTGTTTTTTGTTGGCAGCACACAAGTTACTCAACGCGCAATCCATTGTGAGCAAGAAACTCGCGCATTGGTTCACCGAACCGTGCGAGTGCATACTTCAAACATCTGCGCGATCCCATGCCGCACTTGCACATCGCGCGCATATCTGGGCGACGCGCAGTGATGAATTCGAGACATTGCATGGCTTCCGGAATCGCGAGAGCGTCAATGCGCAAACCATACCAGAACGCGGCGTTGTCAAAGTCAACTCTGAGTCCAACACCCTCGAGACGCTCGACAAACATGCGCAGTTCCGCAAATCCCGCGCCACAATTCCATGCGCGAACACTACACGCATGATCGATTCGCTCAAACAATCCAGCATCGCGCATTATCGTGAATACTTCTTCGAATACGCGCGCGTCTGGATTACACGCCGCACATACGAGATTCGCGCAAATTCTGCGCTTTGTTTGTTGTCCTTGCGCTTCCGACCATCGCGACGTTGCCCATTTTGCTGTAATAATCGCGCGCAGTTGCGCGATATATCGCGCGAATTCTGGTGAGCATCGCGCGAATTGCGCAGCGATATGATGCATTCCCGCGGGATGTTCGAGAAGAGATCGCGCGAGAACTGGACCAATTCTTACGCGCGTCGTTGATACGTTCTTGGCGCCAAATGCGGATCTAATCATTGTCGCATAATCGTGACCCAGATACGGAACATCGCGCAAATATGGCAAATACTCGAGATATCCCGCGACATCTCCAGATGCAATGCATTCCAAACAATCTGTCATGCGCGGCGATGGATTCGCGCAACTGATAATGCATCGCATCGTTTCCAATGGTTCACCATACGCGCGCTCTACGAGACTTTCGGTTATTGCGCGAATTTGTGCTAAGGGCGCTGCGTCTTGTATGATAAGTTCGCGCATTACGGTCAAGATGGAACAATAGCCGAAGACGAAACTATTCGATCTCCAGGTTGGTGCAATGTTCAGCAATATCGCAGGATCACATATCATGTATGCCGCAATTCGCGCATGATCAAACTGATGATCACTACACGCCTTACCGAGAATGTATCGCGCAATGACAGGATCACGCACGGCGATGAATGATGCACCAACGCGCGCGATGAGATCCGCGATTGGTGTCGCGCGAGCAGATAATGGGCCCTTCTGAGGCGCGAAACGTGTCACACACTGAGTACCAAGCATCGGAAGGATCGAAGCAAAGCATTCTTCACGCAGCGCACCACGAAACACGCGCGCGACCGCAGCAACGCGCGCTGTTTGGCGCCATCTCGCGCTTGCGCCGGCGAGCGCAAATAACTCGCGCGGTCCGCAGAAGTTCACGATTGCTTCGTAGGCTTGCATGATGTTGATATGTAACGCTTGCATGCATTCATTTTTTGCATAAAAAATCAGAGCACGGTTTCATACATAATCGCGACGTGATACTTCGCGAGTAACTCGCGCATTGGCTCGCCGAACCGCGCGAGTGCATATTTGAATAATTCGCGAGCCCGCTGACCATATTTGCACATTTCGCGAATATCCGGATGTCGCGCGAGTATGAAATCGAGACATTGGATCGCCTCCGGGATGGGTAGTGCATCGATCCGCAGCGATTCCCAGAATCGCGAAATATCGAAGTTCGCAATCATGCCCTTTCCTTCGAGTCGTTCGACGAACATTTGGAGTCCGCGGAATCCGTCACCACAGTTCCACCCGAGGATATCACATTTTCCATTGATTGCACTGATAATCTTTTTCTCATTGTACCGTGCGAATACCCATTCGAACACGCGCGCGTCTGGATTTCGCGCGGCATTCGCGAGATTCGCGCAGACTTCGTACCGAGTTCTTTCGTTTCGGCATTTGTATTGCGACCAACGACGCGAAAGATGCACATTAAATCGCGCCATGTACCGCGCGAATTCAGGAGAATCGCGCGAGAATTGCGCGGCAATATGATGCATGGTCCACCGCTTTTCGACGAGCACTCGCGCGAACATCGGACTAATTCGCGCGACAAGCGACACATTCGCGTAAACTCCAAACATGTTCAACAATGAAACCGATCCAATGGATGCATAGCGCGGCTCTCTATAATCCGCCGGTAAGTGATCACATATTCCGGTGATATCTTTCGTTGCCATACAATCTATGTAATCAGTTACTATTTCGCATGGATTCTCGCAAGATAGAACCTCATCGAGCATAGACGCTGAGCCGCCAAAGCATGCCCAGTGATTACCGAAGATAATATCCATAATCTTGCGACATTCACTGACGCGCGCGACACCACATATTATTGCCTCGCGCATAATTGACTCAACCGCGATTGTTCCGAAAATGACACCACTATCGCTCATCCTATGTCGATATTCCGTCACGCATTCCGCGTCGCAACTCGCGATTGCCGCGATTATCGTTTGCATTTCTAAACGTCGCGCGGTTGTGTCATCTTGCGCAATCGATGGATTCACAATGAAGAATCGCGCGATGTCGTGCATCCGCGCGCATGTAAACGCGGTGGATAAACGCGCGCGGAGCCATACCAGTGGAGTACTGCGCACCGATAGCTGCCCTTTAGGTGGCGCGTATTCGCACCTGCGATCCAACAGGCCAGCCATGACTTGCGTGAATGGTTCTTCGAGCAGCGCATCATGAAACACGCGCGCGACCGCATCAACTCGCGGCGTCTGACGCCATCTCGCGCAAACCCGCGCGAGTTCGAATAACTCGCGCGGTCCGCAGAAGTTTGCGATTGCATCGCACGATTGCATGATGAAGTAGTATGTAGACTCGCGCGTATTCATTTTTGCATAAAAATATGCACCGCGCGACACGTGTTCACTTAAGCGCGATATTATACTTTGCAAGCACGAGAAGCATCGGCTTGCCGAATCGCATCACACAGAACTTGAAACATTCGCGCGCAGCCGCGCCCCACTTCTGCGATTTGCGCAAGTTTGGTTTGCGCGCGAGCATCATATCTATGCACTCTACGGCTTCTTCGACTGGTAATGCATCAATGCGCAGCGATTGCCAGAATGTATTATTGTCGAAACTCACGACAAGTTGCGCACCCTCAATGCGCTGCAAGATTCTGCGCAGACCCTCCGAACCTTCGCCACAGTTCCATTCAGCGATTTCACATACGCGATCAATGCGATCGATCAACTGAGCCTCGCGCAATTTCGCGAGTACCCATTCAAACACGCGCGCGTCTGGATTGCGCGCGGCGCATACAAGATTAACACATATTTTATTTCGCATTCGCGTTGCGGTCATCTCAAGATCCCACCATGCAGTCACCCATTTCGAGCGAATTGCAAATTCGAAGCGCGTGGCAAACTCTGCAAATTCAGGGGAATCGCGCGGGAATTGCGCTGCTACATGATGCATGCTCCCATAACGATCAACCAAGAGTCGCGCGAATACCGGACCAATTATGATACGCGATGCCCCGATCTTTCCAAATGCTTTACGCACATAATATGGTGCGTCTGAATTCAATCCGCAGCTTGATTTAAGATGAGGTAGATACTCAAGATATCCCGCGATGTCATCAGACGCGAGACATTCCATACAATCGGTCATGCGCGCGGATGGATGAGTGCAACGCGCGATTGCCTCAATTGTTCGCATAGGTTCTATTTCTTGCTGCTGTTCACTCGTGCGGATTGCGCGCATTGTTTCGGTGATTCGCGATTCATCGAGCATTATTCCTTGAATCACAATCTCGCGTATCAAACTAATAACCCATCGCGGCTCAGCTTTGCGCGGATGTTTCGGATCATGTACGCGACTTACAACATCACATCGCATATATCGCGCGATTTGCATATGAATTTCGCAAATATTACGAGCATCGAATCGTGATGCAAGTAACAAGAAATATTCCGCGATCCAATACATGCCTTCATATGCAAACGTTCCAACAAGACGCGCGAGTATGTTTTTCATCGAAGATCGCGCGATTGATAGAGGGCCTTTTCGCGGACTAAATGCATACCATTCCGAATTGTGAACGTGAACCCAGGCAATAACTGCCGCGAAGCATTCTTCGTGTAGTGCATCACGAAACACGCGCGCGACGCGAGCGACCCCGAGCGCTTGGCGCCACCTCGCGTTTATACCCGCAATCGCGAGCAATTCGCGCGGTCCGCAGAAGTTTGCGATACAATCGTACGATTGCATGATGTAGTAATATGTAGTCCCGTACAAATTCAATTTGGACTTGCGCGATATTTTTGAATGCCGGCACATGAGTATATTCGCACTCATGCAGCATTCGCGCGTTGTCACCACTGACATATCGACTGTGACGATCGAAGGTGACACCGTATACAAGCGCTACGTAGTCGGTGCGCGCGATAAGGTATCCGGCCATTGCTTCGCGGAAATCGCGATTCTCCGCTTGCTCAATGGTGCGCGCGGATTCCCGCACATGCGCGAAGCGCGCGTGTTTCCATTTGAGCCATCATCGGGTCCCTCGGAGCGGCGCGCGAACTGCGTGATTGTCATGGATAACGCGGGATTGCCGCTGCGCCGACCGCGCGATCCACTGCGCGCAATGGTTGAGTTGCTCAAACTCGTCGCAACTTTGCATCATAATTACATCGTGCATTGCGACTTGAAACCGAATAATATTTTGGTGCGCAATGATCCCGAATCGCACGAGTCTGAATACTCAATCATAGACTTCTCGCATTCGTACATTGTGCGCGGAACTTCGCGCACTCTCGCGGATCCCTCGGCGGGTGGCGCGCGCATCTATAGCGCGCCGGAAATGCTCGCGAATGACTCACTCGCTCTCGAAATTCGCGGATGGGCCGTCGATATATGGTCGCTCGGGTGCGTATTCTACGAGATGCTGGAGGGTAAATTTCTATTCTGGAGGCGCGAGGAAAACGCGCGCGATGATGAAGAATCAGTCACAGGAGCGCGCGAGGCTCAAGCGGATATAGCGACGACGCGCGAAATGCTCGGCGCAATTGCAGATCCGCAATATCGCGCGATTATTACTGCGATGCTCGCGCAAAACCCAGCGCGACGTCCAAGTTCTCGCGCAATTCTGCGCGATTATTTCAGCATTGATTACGTGCCGCCGATCATCTTTGATTGCGCATTACTTGGCAACATAACGCATCTCGCGCTCCCGCCTGATCTATCATGGCGCATGCATGCATATAATCTCCCGCATGTGATGCAATACGCTGCGCATCGTTTCATTGATGCAGTGGTCCTTGAATCCTGCGGAGAGCACGATGCAATCACTATTTATGCTACCGTGTTTGTGATGTTGCAAGTTACATACAAAGATCGCTGGTTCGCGCGCATGCCATGTTGCGCGACAGTTCTGCGCGAGGCAAAATGCTTGCAATGTCTCGCGGACATAACGCAACGCGCGGAATTCCGCGAGATATTCGCAAAACCGCGCGAGATTGTACTCGAACTTGAGTGAGTCGCGCGATTTGCGCATTGTTTTTTGCGCAAAAAATGATGTGTGCATGTATCATGGAAAATCTTCATATCCAAGAACCGGAACGGGAACTGGTATCGTCGCGAGTTCTTCATCACTATCTGTTTCCTCTGGTACTGGACCATGCCATGGTATGCATGGAGGAGGGGTCGTAGACTCGCATACAATGTGATGCGCTGCAAGTAATTCGCGCATCGGTGAGCCGAACCTATCCGCGCAATATCTCAAACACGTCGAGGCTGCATATCCGGCGTCCGATGATATGCGCAAGTATGGTTGTTGTTCAAGAATGCGCGCAATGCATGGTACGGCTTCATCGAGAGAAAGTGCACTGACGCGCAAACTATTCCAGAAATGCTCGTTGTCGAATGATATTTTCATATTCTTCGATGTGATTCGCGCGATGATACGATCCAATCTGCGCAATCCCTCGCCGCAGTTCCATGACCAAATATCACACACGCCGCCAATCAACATGATGATTCCAAACGCGCGCAACTTTGCAAACACATATTCAAACACGCGCGCGTCAGGATTGCGCGCGGAACATATGATCATTTCGCATACTCTTCGAATCATTTTTGAGTAATTACCATCGCGCGGGTTTAAATTGCTCCATTTGCGCGCGAGATTTGCTTCGAATCCGCGCGAAAACGCGTCGAATTCCGGACTTTCGAACTGAACTATGCGCGCGACATGATGTCTGCAAGAATCGCGACGCATGAGTTCACGCGCGAGTACAGGCCCGATGCGAATGATCGATGATGCGGATCTTGCTTTGAGAAATTCGTCAATAACGAATACTGATGAATTCTCGATATGCGCGCGAGTATATTCACGCGCATATGGAAGGTATTCGAGAGCTCCATCGAAATCATTAGAAATTAAACATTCCAAACAATCAGTCATGCGCGGTGATGGATTCGTACTCGATACAATTGTGTATAATGCGATTTGTATGTCAGAGCTCGCGAATACATGACCGCCCCGATCCATTGCAACGCGCATTACTTCCATAATTCGCGCAGATGGCGCGAGTTCTTGTATCGATACATTATACGCGATGCACGGTACCGAAACATCGTAGGTAACATTACGAATGTTGTACGATTCATGTGAGAAGTTCATGACAACGCGCGAGTTGCAACTCGCGATTGCCGCGATCGCGACGACGATTTTTTCATCCAACGCAACAGATGCAGGCACAAAATACTGCGCCATATCATCATCCAATGGATCGCACATGGTCGAGAAATGCGCGGCAAGTCGTAGCACAATATCCGCAATTGGTGATGTTTGCGCGGAAAGTCTACCAATCGGCGAGTAAAAGTGCCGATCGCAAACATCTGCGATGATCCGTGTGCATGCTTCATGTGCGAGTGCGTCGCGAAACACGCGCGCGATATGCGCGAGACGCGGCACACAACGCCACCCAGCATTGACTCGCGCGAGTTCAAGCGATTCGCGCGGTCCGCAGTAATTCAGTATGCAATCGTACGCATTCGTCGTCATGTCGTATGTAGTTTCGCGCGAATTCAAAAAAGTCGCGCGCGCGACATTGCGCGATTATTCTAACCACTTAACGGAGCGCAGATAATCGCAGAGTACACCTTGATATGGTATAACATCCTCGATGTCTTCCGCTTGGAATATTGAGTCCTCGAGATTTTCTGTTATGCTATCGCGACCTTCACTATTGCGCGCTTTTGCATTAATCACTGCATCGCGCGCGACTGCATATGGAAGCAGACGGAAGCTGAACACATGACCACCAATTGCAACCGCGGGAATCGCGCGAATGCGCGTCATAATCCGCGCGAGTGCATCATCTTCCGAGCGTTCCTCGGACAAAACGCGCCTCACGAAAGTGCCAAATGGATCCATGGTTGCAGACTTAATCATATTCTTCGTGATGCAATTCAATTTTGAGTGCGATCGAATGCCGTCATCCGAGATTGTAAGAGTAGGGGCTCGCGCGTGTGTGAATAATTAAAAAAGAGCTCATCCTTGTCTCTATACACGAGGTTGTAGGGGCGCAGCGTGGCTCGCATAATTGCGGAGCGAAGCGGAGCAATTATGCAATCCAGCCACGCGCGAGCCCCTACAAATTGAATCGCTACCTTCTTAATAACACGTAAGTAACATCATGGCAACGAATATCGAGACCATCATCTCGCAAGTTACTAACTATGCCCGCCAGGCAATGCAAGACCTGCAAAAAGCTAAAGCGCGCGATCCCGAGTTCGTGCTTGATCGCCAGTTCAAGCGCGGAATGGCTACTACGGCCTTGCAAAACCTCCTCGAAGAAATCGCGGCGATCCAATGCGCGCGCGAAGACGAGATTCTACCGCGCGAGCGCCGGCACAAGCGCGCATCGGAACCATTAGAAGGTGTGATGTTGCCTCCGCCGCATTACAAATGCGCGCGCCTTCGTAGAGCATCAAGCGAACAATAAATGCATTATATGTTTTTTATCACGCGAACACAAAAAATGCACGCGCCGCTTACCACTTCGTGCGCGCGTCGCGGCGACTCTCGGCGCTTACTTTGAAGCGGTACTTGATCGCTGAGATATCGCGCGTGATTGTGTATCTCTCATGTTGGTTATCGGCATCCAATCCATTACGATAGATTTCGAGACACTGAATCACTGCATCGAGTCCGAACTTGCGCACGCTTGCAGACAAACGATACAGACGAACGCGTGATTCCGCTTTCGGGTCATAATTGATAATCACGCGAGAACGCGCGCGTTTGCGCGGTGGTTCGCGCGATTCCTCGTCATCTTCGGTGTCGTCTGATGACGAATCGTCGAGAGTGGTCGGCGCTTGCGCGGCTTGCGCTGGCGCCTGCGCGATTGGTCGCATGCGTTCGATGATCGCGATTGTCGCGCGTAACTCCAATACTAAAATGCGTTGCGAGATTATCTGCGCCGGATCAAGAAGCGCACCGGACGGCGCGGCTTTATGCAACTCTTCGGCGCATCGGTGCATGAGTCGCGCGCTATCAAGAGAGCTATGCAAGAATTCAGTAACATCGGCGGATAGATTGATGATGCCTGGTTCCATCTATTATCGATTATGTATCTATCCTGCGCAGATTCATTTTTGTACAAAGTCGCGCAAAAAAACTTCACTGCAACGCGCGAATGCTATGAGCTTTGCGATATGCTGATAGACGTAATTGATCGCGGCGCATTCTTTCACTATGAATAGGATTTGTCGTACGTAACATTGTTGCGGTTATATTGAGACAATGTACAAGACCGAGGTGAGTGCGCGCATGTTTGAGTACTGGCGCGAATCTTATGTCGTCATCAGGTTCGTCTGGGTTGTAATTGATGTCAACCAATTGGGATCTTGACGATATATGACCAGTAGTTCTCCGACGTTTACGAGCGGATGTGCCATCTCCACCTTTTATTTCAGAACGTGCGCGTTTCTTGCATGGTAATTCGCGCGACTCATCAGAGCTATAGTAATTGCTATCGCTTTCGCTGCTTTCACTCGCGCTACTTTCGCTATCGCTGCTGTCGCTTTCACTGCTATCACTGCTATCGCTCTCGGTATCACTCGATTCGATGTGAATCGGTGAAGATTTTCGCACGGGTTTCTTCGATTTCGCGACAAGTTCGCGCGATACGAATTCACCAACGCGCGCCGGAGCAATCGCGGAAGTGCAAGCAGGAATTGACACAGGACTTAACGTCGGCGCGGGAATCGGTGCAGTTACTGGTGCAGTTACTGGCGCAATTACTGGTGCAGGAATCGGTGCAATTACTGGTGCAGTTACTGGTGCAATTACTGGTGCA